TTCACCATTTCTTTGTCTGTGAGCAGGAATATCTTCATAATTAACTTGTCCGGTGTAAGAGTTAACCGCAAAGAAATCGCCTGAAGCACCGTGATCAAAGAAGTCAAAATCTACATATACGTTACCAGCAGGAGCACTATATCCGCTTCTTAGATACAATACGCCTTCAGCATAGAAATTATCTCTTTGACCATTGTCAAGAATATAGTAATTTGTAATTATATTACCTGAAGCAGACCCATCACGAATCTCGTTGATTCTATAGATATCTGCTCTTTCCAATTGTACACTATTATCACCTTCTGGTGCGATAGTAGCCGTTCTATTAGTTAGGGTCTTGGTCTTAACCGTTGCGGAACCCTTATTAATGTAAGCCGCCAATGAGACCGCAGAACTAGTGGGTAGAGTACCAAGAGTTACAGATGCATTTCCATTACCACCTGCGGTAATATTAATTGTTTGTTCTGCACCAGAGCTATCAACAGTTAATAACCAATTTGATGAATTGGCAAATGTTTCGCCAGGGGCTGATAGATTAAATTGAATTGTACCAGAACCTGTAGTTGTGCCTGTAAGTTTTCTCTGAGTTGTGAGAGAAATATCAGATAGGGCTGAAGGTCTAGTTTTGGATAAGTCAAAAAGAAGATTGTTATTTGCAGTATCTTTAATAACTGCAACACCATTCTCAAGTATTAAATCCGAATATTGTGCAGTACTTGTGCCAATACTTCTTACGGAACTAAATTGTTGGCCGGCATTCATTGATACATCAAAAAGATATATTCTATAAGTTGATCCGAACTTTTCAACTGCTCTGATTCTAGCAGAACCGATTGTTGAACCACCATGTGTTACCGCAGATCTTAAATTAACCGTAGCAAATGTGTCAATAGCTGGCATGCCCAGAAAGTTACTTGCAAGAACATAGTTACCATATTCGGCGGCAATTACGTCGTTATTAATTGTAACAGTAGTTCTTGGTTTTGCAATTGGAATACGTATTGGTGAGAATGTTTCGTATCTATAACCTTGAACATATGCAATACCAGGTGCAATATTAATATCAAGTTTGGTATTATCTGAATCATTATCCAGAGTTTTCATAATAAACGGTTTAACAGTATAATTACCTGATTCTTCAAATGTTCTTTTTGCCATAATATCACGGATGATACTTAGACTTTCATCACCAGGCATTTTAGCTGCAGCTAAATTACCATCAACAATATCGAAGGCAGGAATAAATGTAGTATCTGAATCAACATTTGTTTCAAGAGCAAGAGTTAAGAAAATCTTATAACGATCAGCACCAGGAGCAGTTAGATTAGGAGTGTCATTTGAATTATCATAAAGAGCTGTATCATCAAGTGCTGTAACAATTTGTTCTGTTACAGTAAATCCAACTTTTTCTGTTGGTGTGCTAGTATATTTTGAAACAAGAATATCCTGAGAAGCAGTAAATACAAAATGACCGTTTACAAAATATACTGCTTCTTTTACAGAAAGTCTAGTACCACGACCAACCGCTGGATTAGCTGTGGTATTAGTAGTTTGAATTTGAAGATTTGTACCGCTCACATCACCATTAATAATCTCACCGGGAGTAAGACGAACAGGACTAGTGGTACCAGAAATTGAATTATTATTTACATATTCAATATAAATTGTAGCAGGATCTGAACCTTCAGCTTCAACAATATCTACAATTCTAACTTTAATTGTTGAAGTTGAACCTGTAAAAGTTTCACCAATAAGTGTTGAAAAATTTGTAGGTAATGTATAAGTACCAGTATTTAATTTAGCAAATTCAAATCTTGTATTGACTTGAACACCACCTGAGTGAACCGCAGCACCTTCTTTAAATACAAATCTTGCGTGTGCTTCTGCTTCTCTTTGGATGATTGTTTGTAATTGGGTTAGTTCTCTTGCTTGAAGAGCTCTACCACCTCTGAATAAGATTCTATAGTAGTTATCACTATCAGCAAAATCATCTCTATAAGTTTGGCTGAATGTGGTGCTTGTAACGTTACTTACCATTTTTATTCCATATCTTATAGTTGAATTACAATTTTAATATCTTCAGTTTGATCTACTGCTCTTGAAATAGCTGCACGGTTTTCAATATAAAGAATTTCGCCAGATCTAAAATCAATTGCACCCGGATCAAAAGTACCACTACTATCTAGAGTACCAGATCCAGCGCCATCGGTTTCACTTACAGCTTCACCACCTGAGAAATTAGTAAATCCAGTAGCCTCTGTTTGATGATAACGAAGAATCCCAGTTGATACATTATATGTATCAACGTATGCTTTAGCTCCAGATGATGCACCTTCAATGGTATTATCAGCGGTAAATGCTGTAGCAACTGGAGTTACAAATTTTAATGCTTTTGCCGCAAAGCCAGACGATTGTGTAAAATCCGAATCAGTAACAGGTACTTTTGGATTTTTTATTAAAGCTATTTGTCTGAAATCATTATCTGTAATAAAAGTATCATTTTCAGCACCTGATGGTTTGGTATTAAACATAACAGCTTTTGCACGTAGATCATTAATTGGATTAGCACCAAAACCACCTACAGGAGGTAGAACTACTCTTGCTGTTGCAGTACCGGTACTAAATAAAACAGTTGCACTTGTATATCCAGATCCATGAAGTATTGTTCCACTACCATTTGAATCCAATGAAATATTTACAACTGATCCACCAGAAATAATTGCAGTTGCTTGAGCACTATCACCATCTCCAATTATGGTTACCGTTGGTGCTGATACATATCCAGAACCGCCATTAATAATACGAACTGAGCCTATTTGACCTGGAATTGCAGCATCCTGAATTCCTTTTTGTTCAATATCAGCAGCAGGAGAGGAACTATCGGTTGATGTTATAAATTTTACAGGCATATAATTTGCAGTTAAATATTTATTTGCATCACCAGCTGTAAGAGTGTATAGAAACTTCCACATATAACCATCAGCTGTAAGAAATGATGATATAGATGCTCCAGTTGGTTTTACAGTTGATGCAATTGCAGCACCAGTATTATCTCTACCTTGTTTAAGACACATATAAACAGAGTTATCATCAGTTATAACAAAATAAGGTGTGGTTGGATGGCTGGAAGCATTATCATCCCAACCTGAATAAATTGTACCTGCTGTCCAGTTATTTCTTGGTACAACATAAGATACATCTTCCGCAGATTTAATTGATTGTAATCTAAGTCTTAAATTACGTTCTTCTCTTAGGGTGTTAGTTGGCGTAGGCGCAGTATCAGAACTATCCCAGTCTTGTGAATTACCAATACCGATATAATAAGAAGCTCCAGCAGTAGCTACTTCCGTGATTAAATTATCAAGGAGAACCCTTTTAAGACTGTCAGTAATAATACCTGTCATTTGTTTTTCCTGTTATAGTATTATGCTATGGTTGTAACGCTTTGGTTACCAATTAAGAACCAATTTGTCCCATCCCAAATAACTTGAGCACCTTCATTTTGTGCAATTGCAAAACTTGTTCCAGAGGCAAAATTAGATGGTGTAATTGTTGCAGTGCCGACACCTTTATTTGTAAAAATTTTAGTTTCTCCAACAACAGTACCATCAGCAAGAGAAACCGCAAGAGCAGTCCCTTTATTACAGATAATATAACCTGCACTAGTTGATGCAGCACCATCTACTGTAATTGTAGAAGAAGTAATTGCAAATTTATTTATCTCTACAGAACCAGTACCTTTACCGTTAATTTGAACGGTAATATTAGTATCGTTACCTGAAGCTGTAATTGTTGGTTTATTACCAGTTGCAGCATTGGCAAGAGTAATTTCATTTACGGCAGAAGCAGTAGCTGTAACTTTAATTAATTCAGCACCATTTGTATCATTAATTGATGTTCCTATTCTTGCTGTATTGAGAATAGGTGATGTCAGTGTTTTATTTGTAAGTGTCTGAATATGATCTGCAAATACAAATGTATCATTACCTGCAAGTAAAGGAAAAGTAATGGTTCTATCTGCAGTTAATTCACTTACAGCTACAATATATTGATGATCAGCAGATGTATCATTAATTTGTGGTGTTGTTAAAACTGGTGATGTTAAAGTTTTATTTGTAAGTGTTTGAGATGCAGAATCAAGTAAAACCGTTCCGCTAGCATTAGGCAAATAGATATCTCTATCAGCAGTAGGGTTTATTGCTGATAGAAATGTTTCATAATCATCAGTAGAGGAACCTTCAAAGACAATTGCCTCATCAGTAAATGTAATACCTGTTGATAATGCATCACTATCACCACCAAGTTTTTGATATAACTCAATAAAATTGTCATTAATTTTTTCACCGGCAATGCGGAGTGTATCTCCAGTACCGTCATTAGCTGAAGTACCTATGCCGATATTTTGCCTAGTCATTTAATAAAGCCCTTTAACGAATTAGATTAATATTATTTATATAGTTTCTATTAGAATCCAGTACTATCGGTACCATATAGACCAGCAAATGCATCTTGATCCATAGTTTCAAGACCGCTAGAGAATTTAATTGCTTTATTACCAAGTGAACTATCATCATCAAACGTTGGTGAGTTTGCATCAAGAAGTTCTTGAATATCATTATAAGAATTAATAAGTTGTTCAACGGTAATAGTTTGATAATCACGTATTGTTGTTGTAACAAGACGTTCAGCAGCTGAATCAGCATCACCCTCATCTGGTACAATAAGTGTGATAGAAGAAACTGAAATTGGTGTTATAAATGATGTTTCTTCAATTCCGAATAGTCCCGCATTACTATCAGCAAAAATATCAGGCATTAATCCTAGATTTAGATTACCTATCGATTCAATAACAACCTCACCGCCTAAATAAAATCCAGCCGGGTGTACAAAGGCTTTATAGATATCTCTCCAATTGGAAATAGGTATACCTGATCTAACTAATACAGACAATACCTGATATAAAGCTCCATTTTGGATAATTTTTAATGATTCAGGTCCTATCTGGGATTGACCGACAATAAACAAACTATTTTTTGGATATATGATATCAGGTTGAACACCATAAAATGCTCTAAAGAAACCTTCGGCAGAATATAGAGAACCTTTAATTCTATAAAAGTTTGCAAGTAAACCTGAAACCAATTGTGGATCAACAAAATAATCAGCAGAAACTAATCCCTGACCTATTTCATAAAATATTTGATTTAGAAAAGATAATTCAGTTGATCTTAAATCTCTTAATTTATAAAGATTTTGTATTTTATTATCAAAACCATAAGTAGCATCAGAATCCAACCAATCATAATAATATTCAAGAAATTTTACAAGATCTGGATATTCTGAAAGATAGTAAGAAGGTAATACTTCTTTTATCTTACTTTCGGTAAGATTTAAATCTCTTCTATTAAAATCTAATAAAGTTTGTTGTACCATTAAAGAGCTACTTGTGTCTTACCGTAATCAACTATACCTGATGCAAACGATCTGGTTGTATCAATATTTAGGACATAATTTCTAAGAGGAATAATTGTACTTTGATTAGCTGGAGTTGCAGTAATTCTAATATAATTTAATCCACCAGATATACTTATTGGTGCAAATCCAGTAATTGTTACAACGCCATTATTTTGATTATAAGAACCTATACTACTAACTTGGACATTATTATCTGTATCCACAACTTGAAGAGTATTTGTTCCAAGTTTATTTCTAATAATGCAAATTTTATTATTCAATGTAAATTGATTTGATGTAATGATATAATTAACATCATCTGGTGCTGCAAGAGCAACAGGAAATGATAGAGTATATGAATTTGATGTACCTAGAACCGGAGTAAATCTTTGTTGAATATTTACATCCATTCTTGAATTTAAAATGGCATCACTTAAATTATCAATTTGTGTTAATAAATTTGATCTTCTAAATGGTTCACCAAATACATTTAGATTAGTTGTAAAATAATTTGTAATAAGATTTGAAACACTATTCTCGGTAGTTTTTAATGTTACATTAGTTCTATTTGGATTAAATCTAAAAAATGTTGAACACTCAAGAAATGTTGTAGTAGGATCAACAAATTCAGTATTAATTGTCATAATTGAGAGTGGTGTAATCAAGTTTGATTGAATACTATTTTTAATTGTAGTCTTTGCTGCTTCGGAATAATTATCAGGAAATTTTAAACTTACAAATACTTTTCCATATTCTGGTTCAGGTAAATTATCTTCTCCCCCCCATGCAATACAATCTGATACTACTGGATATTTAGTAAGAATTAAAGCTTTATAATCATCCGCGGTCACAAGTCTTTGCTGTGCAGCAAATGAAATTGGAGCATTTTGACGAATTGATTCAATTGATTCTTTGGCACTGGCTCCAGATGCTGCAGATGATGTTGTTACAATTAAACTATAATTTGTACCACCAATATCAATTTGATTTGATGCAACAAAGCCTGATGCAGTATTTGCAACTGCTCCATTTGATGAGAGATATGTAAGAAC